CGCACCGCCCCACTCCGCACCGCCCCATGGGCCGGGCAACCCGTTCCCTGCGAGGATCTCCATGAGCATCAGAGGATAAAACATCACCTCGACGCCCTTGTTCTTGATCGCCCGGATCGCCTCGATCACACCCGCGTCGCAGGGTGTTCCGCCATAGACCGGACGGCCCTCCTCGTCGCGCGCGATTTCCTCGACCGCGGACCGCGGAAGGCCACCAATGGTCCAGGGCTGTCCAACGCCCTCCCGGCCATTGGCTTCGACCTTGGGCTTGACGCGGCAATGGCCGGCGCGCAGATCATCGCCGAACCAGCAATAGATCAGCGAGACCGAGGTCAGGTTGGGCAGTGTTTCGCAAAGTGTTTCAAGCGATTGCGCGAAATCCGGAAGCCCGCCCTCTGCGCTGACATTCGCGGCACCCGACGCGCCCAGCGCGCCAGCGTAATGGACCGGCGTCGTGGAAAGCGCGTATTCGCCAGTGCCCGGGATCATGGCCACCGCCCTGAGCAACTCCGCGGGTGCCGGCACAAGGTCCGCGGTGTCGGCTGGTCGCGCGGGCCGCACGACCTCGAAGGAGAATTGCGGCACGCGGTTGCCGAAGGGTCCGAGGTCCAGATCCTCGAATACCACGTAGGCCAGGCCGCGATAGGCAGGCACGCGGCCGGCGCCTTCCACGGCCTCCATGAGGGGATCGGGCATCTGGCTTTCGTCGCCGCGATGGACCTGCAGCGTCACGGACTGGAGGTCCATCTCAACCCCGTCCGCCCAGATGCGCCCCACCCGAGAGATCTCCCCCTCGCACAGCGCAACGGCGAGGCTGACGGAATAGGAATAGGTGGTTGTCCGCGGCCGCGAAGGCGCACCCTTGCCACCCCCGGTCGTCGTCGCAGTCTCGACGAAACGTGTCGCCCAGATGACCTGACCGCCGATGCGCATGCGGCCGAAGAGGCGTGCGATCGGTGCTCCCTCGCCCGCCCCGGTAAAGCGGAAACGATCCACACGGCCGTGCTCCACCGGTTCGGATCCTGATGAAAGCAACCGCTGGTCGATGGCCCGACCAATCGTCGCGCCGACAGCCCGGCCCAGCACCATTCCCGATAGGCCGAATGCCGAAACGCCGGACGCAGCCCCGAGCGCAGCGCCCGCAGCCGACAGAAGGAGTGTGGCCATGTCCTAGGGTCCTTTCGGGAATTCGAAACGCGCCACGATACGGCGCGCCCAGTGGCCGTCGAGGCGGCTCTCGACGACACCACGCCCGGAATAGGCGTGTATGAAACAGGCCTCCGCGCCGATGGCCGACTGGATGCCGAGATGCTTGGCCACGGCCCCACGCCGCATGCGGAAAAGCAGAACGTCACCGACCTCTAACCCCGACAGGGGTTTGGGGATGAGGTGCCGCTCAGCCGCGCGCCATAGATGCTCGCAGCCCCCGGCCTCGGACCAGTCTTGCGTATACGGTGGTGGGGGCTCCGGAAGCCCGCCGAAAAGATCGCTCCAGATGCCCAGCACCAGCCCCAGACAGTCGCAGCCGACACCCCGGCAACGCGCCTGATGCACATAAGGCGTTCCGATCCACTCTCGCGCGAGGTTCACCACGTCGATACGGGGTCGGCTCACCTTCTGCTGCCCCCGTCACGGGCGGAAACCCGGGTCGGATGCGCCACCAGCCAGTCCTCGCCGGGAATGTCAGGAAAACCCCGAAAATTCAGAATATTGGAGAACTTCAGGCGGCAAGTTTCCATGCGCTTGTCACAGCCGGCGGTCAATCGAACCATGTTGCCTGGCTCAACCTCCGCCCTCAGCCGGTCCCACAGCTCGATCCGGCGCGATCCGTCGTGCTGCGGCCTGTCGCTCTTGATCGCGCCCGCAAGCCCCGAAGCCTTTCCATCGAGCATGCGCAATCCGCCGCGCTCGAACCACCGCGCCTCGTAGGCCGGGACGCCCTCGAAAACGAACACGCGCCCCTCTGCGACCGACGAAACGGCGACGTCGAAGGCGTAGTCCGGCAATGTCAGATCCACACCACAGGCCGCGTCCCCGAGGACGGCGGGGCAGCTGCGCTGATAGACCCGCCCCATGGGGACATTGAGCACTTCGGCAAGGCCGCGAAGCTCGGCCGTGAACGCCCCCCCCCGACCGTGAAATCTCGCCGATGCTGCCGCGGAATTGCATGACCCGGTTCTCCGGGTTGGCCCACTCCACCAGCCACGCCTCGACTTCCGCCCCGTCGAACCGGCCCGCCACGATATCGGCCTCGGTGACCGAGACATCCGACAAGGCACCGACCGCCTCGCTATTGTCCACGGCCAGCCCTGTGCTCTGGCTCAGCGCAGCCGCACTCAGGCCCGTGCCCGCGAGGAAGATCGTTCCGTCGAAACCGAGATCGCGATCATGATCGGTAAACCCGTGGACCACCCCGTCCCTCCGCGTGAGCCTCCAGCACCGCGCCACGCCCGTCACACCGGTGGCAAGGTGCGCGTCCAATGCCTCAACACTCATTGCCGTAGCTCCACGACCGGAACGTCGGGGATTTCGCCCGCCTGGAAGCTCGACAGCGACGTGCGAATGGCGTCCGTGTCGAACCGGACCGGGACGTCGAATTCGAAACCCGCCATCACCTCTTCGCCGGATGCCGGGGGATCGACGAATGTCACCAGACCCGTGGCTTCATCAACGTCGAAGTGGGTACCGGCGGTCAGTTCGCCACCGGCCACTCCCGCCAGGACAGTGCCGCCAACCGGTTTGGAAATCGGCCGAACATAAGCGGCGCTCCCCATCTCGTAGCTTTTTGTGAGCTGAAAGGACGTGGTTTCACCATCGCCCGTGCCGATGCGCTGATCGGTGAAGGACGGGGTCTGCGACGGCGCGCAGCTCTTGAAATCGGCCCAGTCTTTCCACCTGAAACCATGAAGCATCCCGCGACGCGCCTCGAAGAAGGCGACCAGTACGGCAACATCGTCCAGCGACCGCATGCCCGCGCCCGCATCGTAGCGGCGGCGGGAATGGGCCCATGGCGTGTTACGCTCCTCGAATCCGTTGCTGAGCGTGACGATCTCGGTGCGCCTCTCCGGGCCGCCCACTGAACCGAGACTCAAGTTCACCGGGAACCGGACGTCGTGAAAACTCATCTGCCTTCGTCCTTCTCAGCGATTGCGTTGCCCACGGGCCAGCGCGCGCCCCATTTCGGCGGCGACCTGGCTTTGGCTGCGACGGAAGCCCTGCACATCTGGCGTGGTGATGTTCATGGTGACATGGACCGGGGTGCCGCCGCCGCTGCTCGCAACGCCGAGCCGACCATCGGCACCACGAGCGAGGGGAAGGATCGCTTCGGGTCCTGCCTCGCCCATCAGGCCGATGCCACCGCGCATCGGAAAGACGCTGGGCCCCTGCACGACACCGCCGCGCGCGAAGGGCGTGATCCGCCCCTGGCTGAACGCGCCACCGTGCTGAAATGGCAAGATCCCGGACAGAAGGCCGGTGACGCCATTCGCGATCGCGCCGCCGAGGGCGTTCTGAACCGGCCGCATCGCGGTGTTGTAGGCGGCATCGACCATGCTCGTGGCGACCGTGCGCAACGCGTCAGACAAACGAAGCCCGTCGAAGACCAGACCATCGAAGGCACGCCGCAGGCCCCCGCCGATGGATCGGCTCATCGACCCGGCCTCGCGGCCGGTATAGATCATCGTACCTTGAAGCGATTGCAGCTCCGCCTGAAAGGCTGCCGTCATGGCGCTGGCGCTCGAAAGCGTCGTCTCGAGGTTGCCGAGCTCCGCGTCCAGACCCTCGAAACCCTCGTCCTGCCCCGTCATGGTTGATCCCCCTTGAATGACGTCTCTCGCAGATCCGGAAACCGGGCCGCCAACGCCTCGAAGGCGGACCGGTGCATCGGCGCCGGACCCGTTTCACCCAGCATCAGAAGCAGTTCAGACGGGCTGAGCCGCCAGAACTCACCCGGCGGAAGGCCGAGCCCCGAGATGCCCGCCCGCATCATCGCGGCCCAGTCGAAACCGGTATGCCGGTTCATTCCGGCACCCTGAACGCGCGCGACAACAGCTGCGCCGCCACACGGGCGGCCTCGATCACGCCGCCGTCGATCTCGGCCGTGACTAGGTCCTTCTCATCGCCCGACCAGCCGCCGCCACGCAGCCCCGCCACCACCAGCGCAAGCACGTCGCTCGCCCGCACCGCATCGCCCTCGAAGCGCGCCACCAACTCGCACAGGCTCTGTGCGCCCAGCCGGTCCTCGAGCTCGGCCAGCGCACCGAGCGTCAGTTTCGCCACATGCCGCTCGCCATCCAGACGAAGCACGACCTCCCCAGCCCATGGATTTGCCATCACGCGCCTCAGATCGCGGTGAAGGTCAGGGCACCGGCGGACGCCAGAGACATCTCATAGGTCGCCTCGCCGTCGTGATTGCCCGCGTAGTCGATAGCGGTGATCTGAAACGCACCCTCGACGATCCCGAAATCGGGGATGACCACCTGGAAGTCCGGCGTGTCGGCGTTCCAGAAGATCGCCCGCACCCGCTCGTCCGTGGCCGCGTCCCGAAAGACGCCCGCACCCGAGATCGCCGCCGACTTGACGCCGGTCCCGGCGAGCAGCTCGCGCCACCCGCCCGCGGAATCGAGGTTCGTGACATCCACCGTTTCCGCATTGAACGTCAGTCGCGTGGCCCGCAGGCCCGCAATCGTCTCGAACAGGCCCGAACCGTCCATGTCGACCTTGATCAGAAGGTCCTTACCGCTTTGCGCCGGCATCAGTTGTCTCCAGTGCTTTCAGGATTTCCGTTTGAGTTTTCAAACCGGGCCAAGATCGACCCGTGCGCGGAACCACATCTCGATCTCGCGGGCAT